CGTCAACGAACTGCCCCAAGGCAATGGCAACTTTGAGCCTCTGCCTGCTGGCTGGTACACCGCCACCATCTCTCAGTCTGAGTTGAAGGCAACCAAGGCTGGCAATGGCCAGTACATCAAGCTGCGTTATGACATCACTGGCCCGAGCCACCAAGGTCGTGTTGTTTTTGGCAACCTGAACATCAAGAACGCCAATCCCAAGGCTGAGGAGATCGGTCGCCAGCAGCTGGGTGACATCATGCGTGCCATTGGCTTGGCCAAAGTGACCGACACCGACCAGTTGATTGGTGGCCAGATCGCCATCAAGTTGGAGGTCAAAGAGGACGCTCAGTACGGTGCAAGCAATGAGGTCAAGGGCTTCAAGTCTGTGTCTGGCAGTGCAGCGCCAGCTGCCAACGTGCCGCCCTTTGTGAAGCAGGCTGAGGCTGCTCAGACTGCGACTGCCAAGGCTGCACCGCCTTGGGCTAAGAAGTAAGAAAAGAAAAGCCCAGGCCGGCTAGGAACCCCCGACCCGAAGCCTGGGCATAAAGTAGCAACTACAAAGGAGAACCACATGAAGATTCCCGAGTCAGAGCATAACATTCAGGCGCTAATTGACAAGCACCATGAGGCCATTGCCGAGGTTCCGCGCCCACACCTTGGAGCCAGTACGCTTGGCCATGTGTGTGATAGGTGGCTGTGGCTGTCTTTCCGCTGGGCTGTGCAGCCGAGCTTCCCTGGTCGAATTCTGCGCCTGTTTCGTCGTGGCCACCAAGAGGAGGCCAACATCATCAGCGATCTGCGTGCCATTGGCATTGATGTGCGCAAGGTGTCTGCCCAGCACCGTGTCGACTTTGGCTGCCATGTGTCTGGATCGCTGGATGCCATCATCGACAAAGGTGTGCCAGAAGCGCCCAAGTCCAAGCACATTGCCGAGTTCAAGACACACTCCAAAAAGTCGTTTGATGATCTGGAGAAGAATGGCGTGGAGAAGTCCAAGCCTGAGCACTTTGTGCAGATGCAGGTCTACATGGCCGGCACCGACATTGATCGTGCGCTGTACTTGGCTGTCTGCAAGGATGATGACCGCATTCACACAGAGCGCGTAAAGTTCGACAAAGATGTGGCGCACAAGGCCATTGTTCGTGGCAAGCGCATTGCTTTGAGTGACCGCATGCCTGAGCCGATCAGCTCAGATGCGAGCTGGTATCAGTGCAAGTTTTGTGATGCCCATGAGTTCTGCCACCAGTCCAAGACCACCAAGCATGTGAACTGCCGCACCTGCGCTTTGGCCACAGCGATGCCTGACTCGACTTGGCACTGCGCCAAGTGGGATGCTGAGATTCCTTTGGATTCCCAGCGCACTGGTTGCGAGTCGCATGTCCTGCACCCTGATCTGGTGCCTTGGCAGCGCAAGAATGGTCCAGACGAGTTCACAGCTGTATATGAGATCAATGGAGTGAATCTGGCCAATGGCGATCCTGAGCAGGAAGGTGTTTGGGGTAGCAAGGAGCTGCTGGCCAATTCTGATGCCTGCGCCAGCGGTGATCCTTTGATTGCTGAGATGCGCAAGGACTTTGGTGGAAGGATTGTGGGATGAACAAACAAGGAGAATTAAATGAGCTGGCTGTGCAGTCGAGTGGGAACCTTACGCAGCTTGCGTACTTGTCGCCAGACAAAATGACGGAGTTCTCCCGCCTTTCCCGATTTGGGATGACGTTCAAACCTTTGACGGACAACCGTGGCGAGGAATTGTTGACGTTGTTTCGGGAGGCTTTCCCTGTACGGACATTTCCATCGCAGGCCGAGGCGCAGGACTCGATGGAGAGCAGTCCTCAATGTGGTACCACATGGCGCGGGTGGTTAGCGAAGTTCGACCCAGATTCGTATTCGTGGAAAACAGCCCAATGCTCATTCATCGAGGACTCGGACGAGTCCTTGGCGACCTTTCCAGTCTCGGGTATGACACGCGATGGACTGTTATGGGAGCAGTCGATGTTGGCGCACCGCATCAGAGGGACAGAGCGTGGATTGTGGCGCACTCCAGACACGGGGGGGGGGGGGGACCTCTGGCCTACTCAAACAAGGCCAGAATCATCGAAAGAATGGCCAGCCCATCCAGATCAGACTGGTGGACCAAGTGAACAATCCGAGACTGTGGCCAACACCAGTGGCCAGAATGCACAAAGACGGTGGAAATCCCTCGGAGTACAAGAGGAACGAAATCCCCCTAGCGGCACAGGCTGGTGGGCCGCTGAACCCAACGTGGGTCGAGTGGCTGATGGGGTGGCCGCAAGAGTGGACCGACTTAAAGCCATTGGCAACGGACAAGTTCCAAAAGTGGCAGCAACAGTCTGGAGACTTTTAAATGCTCCGTGACTACCAACAGCGCACCATCGACGAGCTGTACCGATGGTTTGAGGCTGGCAACCAAGGCAATCCATGCTTGGTGCTGCCGACCGGCTCAGGCAAGTCGCACATTGTGGCTGCGCTGTGCAAGGATGCCCTGCAAAACTGGCCAGAGACTCGGGTGCTCATGCTGACCCATGTCAAGGAGCTGATTGAGCAGAATGCCGAGAAGATGCGCCAGCATTGGCCTGGTGCACCGATGGGCATCTACAGCGCCAGCATTGGCCAGAAAGACTTGAGCGAGCCGATCACCTTTGCTGGCATCCAGTCGGTGCGCACCAAGGCGCGTGAGCTTGGCCACATTGATCTAGTGATCATCGATGAGTGCCACTTAGTCAACCACAAGGACGAGGGTGGCTATCGCAAACTGCTTGGCGAGTTGAAGGCCATCAATCCGCACTTGCGTGTGATTGGCCTGACCGCCACACCTTACCGCTTGGGGCATGGCTTGATCACCGACAAGCCTGCGCTCTTTGACGATCTACTCACGCCTGTCAGCATCGAGGAGCTGGTGTTCAAGGGATATTTGGCTACGCTGCGCTCCAAGGTCACCAAGGCCAAGCTGGATGTGACTGGCGTGAATAAGCGCGGTGGCGAGTTCATTGAGTCCGAATTGCAGGCCGCAGTGGATACCGACGACAAGAATCAGGCTGTGGTCCATGAGGTCATGGGCTTGGCCGGTGAACGCAAAGCATGGCTGTTTTTCTGTGCTGGCGTGAAGCATGCCGAGCATGTGGCCGAAGTCCTGCGCCAGCAAGGTGTGACCGCTGAATGCGTGACTGGCGAAACACCAAAAAAAGAACGCGAGCGCATGTTGGCCGACTTCAAGTCTGGCCGTGTGCGTGCGCTCACCAATGCCAATGTGTTGACCACAGGGTTTGACTATCCAGACATCGATCTGGTGGTGATGTTGCGTCCGACCATGAGCGCCAGCCTTTATGTGCAGATGGCAGGCCGTGGCATGAGGGTAAAGAGCCACACCGATCATTGCTTGGTTCTCGACTTTGCTGGTGTGGTCGAGTCGCATGGACCGATCACCAATGTGCAGCCACCAAAGAAGGGTGGCGATGGGAATGGCGAGGCACCAGTCAAGGTTTGCGATCACTGCGGTGAGCTGGTGCACATTTCGGTGATGCTTTGCCCTTCATGCGGTGAGCAGTTTCCTGAGCCAGTAAAAAAATCGATGGTGTTGCGAAATGACGACATCATGGGTCTGGATGGCCAAGAGTTGGAAGTGACGAGCTGGACATGGCGCAAGCACATCAGCAAGGCCTCTGGCATCGAGATGCTGGCCGTGACTTACTACGGTGGCCTGAGCGATACGCCAATCACCGAGTATTTGCCGATCATGCATGAAGGCTATGCAGGCCAGCGTGCAATGAGCCAGCTTCTGAGTATCGCCAACAGCGCCAGCATTGTGCCTGGTGGTCTGAATGTGAAGACGCTGGAGGACATGGTTAAGAACATGAACATGGCCACGCCACCAGAGTGGATCGAGTATCGCAAGGACGGAAAGTTTTTTAGGGTAATAAAAAGGAGCTGGGAATGACAGTTGAAGAACAAATGAATCGAATGCACAAGCTCAAGGTTTGTGATGTGTGCAGCCGTGAGGCTGATCCGCTTGGTGGTGTCAAGGTGCGCACCAAGTGGCATTGCGCTCGGTGCTGGGTGAAGCTGATGCAAAGGGGTCTGAAATGAGCCGACCACCAGAGCCGCAATTCTTGGTTGACTACCGCGAGTGGATCAAGGCTGGCCCACCAAAGTGCTGCCATACCTGCGAGATGTACGGCACAGATGGCCTGTGCACCGAGTTCTTCATGACACCGCCAGCTGAGTTTGCTGCCGAGGTGGATGCCTGCCCAAAGTGGGAGGCCGAATGCCCATTTTGACCAATCGTATTCCCACCGAGCATGAGGAGCAGCGCGAGCTGGTGCGCTGGTTTCGCCAGACTTGGCCAGGCGTGCGCATCTTTGCGATTCCCAATGGTGGCGCTCGCAGTCCTGCCACCGCTGGCCGCTTGAAGGCTGAAGGCGTTTCCTCTGGCGTGCCTGATCTGTTCATCCCTGCTTGGGGGCTTTGGGTGGAGATGAAGCGCACCAAGGGTGGCAGCCTGAGTGCCGAGCAGAAAGACTGGATTTCCTATCTTGAAAGTGTGAGATTCTGTTGTATAGTGGGAAAAGGTGCTGATGATGCCAAGGGCAAACTTCAGGCCTTTTTCAACCAACACAAGGACAATTTATGAACAACATTCACAAGCATGCTTTGATGGAGTTTCGCGCAGCTGGCTGGCTTGACGACGATGGCAAGTACTACGACGAGATGCAAGAAGCAATTTGCAAGCACGTGTTAAAGCTGTTGGACGTGTTTGCTGATGAGGGCCATTCTGGAAGTTCTGCTCCTTACGCAGTGAACGTGTTCAGAAAGCTGGCGATGTACTTGCCATTGGTTCCACTGACAGGCGAGGACTGGGAATGGCATGAGGCCAGTGAAGGCGTTTTCCAAAATAAACGTTGTAGCCGTGTCTTTAAACAGGCTGATCGCTTTAATGGCCAAGCCTATGACATAGACGGTATTGTTTTTTACGATTGGCATACCGATAAAGAGACTGACGAGAAGCACAAGTCCTACTACACCGATCGCGAAAGCATGGTGCCAGTCACATTTCCTTACACCCCAGCGACAGAATATGTCGAGCGTCCATCGGAGGCATCATGAGCACCTCAAAAATCAAAGACCGATACATGACGATCAGGCTGCCTGCCGACATCGAGATCGAGCTGCGCAAGATGGCCGAGCGCAACACGCGCACTCTGGCCGCGCAGATTCTGCACTGCGTCAAGATGGAATTGGAGCGCCAGCAAGCACAGGAGACCAAGGCATGAAGAAGCAGATTCACATCAGCATCGACACGTTGATGCACAAGTGGCCAGTGTTTGGCATTGGCTTTTCTGGTGGCGAGTTCTTTGTCTCGCTGTGGCTGGTGGATGTGCGCGTCTGGCGAGGCTATTGATGAAAAAGCGCAAGCCACAGCCAAGGCCAAGGCACTACACCATCCTCGATGAGATGATGGCCAGTCCGACCGAGCCGTTGCCTGAGAAGTTTCGCACGCACCAGCTCACCATGATGTACCAAGGCTTGCATGCAATGGAGACCGCGCCAGCGCCCACCACGGACGACTGGCGTGTGGTTTCCGATGCAGTCAACCTCATGGAGACGCTGGTGGTGGAGATGAAGGTTTGCGAGGACTCCAATGGCTTATTGATGGATGCCATCACCGCTTTGGCGCTTGCTGGCAAGCGAAACAGGGCTGGTGGCACCATTCGTATGGATGGGACAGGAATTCAGGCTGTACGCTCGATTCTGAGCGACTATGCCGAGCTTCTGAACATGTTGCCTGCTCGCACCATGTATCGTTGCCACCGATTGACTGAAAAACGCCTGCACGATCTACTCAATGGCAAGCGCAAGCCGCATGATATGGAGATAACCTCAATGTAATGGTTTATCCCTAGTTGCATTGATTGTGGGACTTCGTGCTATACTGTGGGCACATTAACCAACCAGCAAGGAGCTGATCGTGAAAAACTCAAACTTTCAAACACCACGTAATTTTGCAGACTGCACATGGGTGCAAGGTTATGGCCGCGAGGAGCCGCTTTGGGAGCGCGTGGCAGGCTATGTGCTGGCCTTCGCCATTGGTGTTGGTTTTGCCTGCCTTTTGGTGGCATGGTGGTCATCATGAATTTTTGCTGTGATGGCAATTGCAATCAGGGCAGAGACTGCCCTTCTCGTATTGCTTGTGCTCCGCAACTTTCAACATTAAAGCGCCTTTTTAGGCGCTTTTTCTATTGGCTGTTGATCGCAGTTCTAAGCCTACTGTGGATGGCTTTTGTGGCGATTGTGGTGGCCAATTATGCGTAAGGTCTGGTGCCAGCCTTATCGATGATCAGCGCCTGCTTTCGTGGGCTGGTGTCCTCGCTGTTTGAGATGCTGATGTGGGTCCAGCGATCAAACTCACGAATCACTTGGTCGTAACCAATGCCGCTGTCAATTATCTTGCGCACCACCTCGTCTGGTGTCATTCCTGGCACCTTAAAGTCGGCAGCGCATCCAGTCCGATGCTGGCTGGTATCTTTGCTTCCAACCGCATCATTGACCAGCTTGGTGCGCAGGCCTGAGCTGATCATGATTGGCTTGCCACCCAGCACCACCTTCACCTGCTCCAGAAAGTCTGCCAGGCGCGTCAGGTTTGCCAGCTCGGTGTCATTGGGACTATTGTCCCAGCCGTTGCGTTCTGCGGTCTCTGAAGCCGTTAGTTCTTCGAGTGTGAAGTGAGGTGTGAGGTTCATTTTTTGCTCCGCATGTCTGCGAGTTTCTCAACGGTGCGGCCACCAAAATAGGCCAAGAAAATGATCTGTCCCCACTGGCCAAGCAGCTGGACGTAGGATTCCTGTGCGTTGTAGCCAAAGGCCGACATTGCAGTGAAGATGAAATAGGCTAAGAAGATGGCTATCAGGGCCATAGGGCGAATGTTTTTAGACAACCAAGAGTCTGACCCCATGTCTGCTGTCCATCGGTCTGTGGTGTTTTGTTGTTCCACCTCAAACAGTTTGGTGTCGTTGGCCATCTTTGCCAGCTCACCTTCTTGCGCCAGCTTCGCCAACTCCAGTTGCGCTTTGGCCTTGGCCTCTGGGTCTGGAATCAATTTGTCGATGAGCTTGCCGCCAACGTTTAAAAGTGCGTCGAGTGCGATCATTGTTTGCTCCTTGAAAGCATGGTTGCTGCAATTTCCATCATGGTTCTTGCCACCTGAATGTCGGCTGGCTCATTATCCCAGCCAACAGTAATTTGGCCCACGAACCGATTTGGATCAGGCGGGATGCTGATTCTGCAAGTGTATGTGACACCCTTTGCGATATACCAAAGGCCCATCTCGGATTGTGCTGACTTGTACTCACCACAAGGTATCTCGCTGGCCATCAACTTGACGACATCAGCGTTGTTGGATGCGTTCTGGGTAAACAGGCCCACATCAAGCCCATCGTTGGTTTTGTCTCGGCCTTCTTTGGTGTAGGCGCGATGCAGCACTCTGGTGCCAAACATGGGGTTTACTTTAAACACGGCCACAATGGTAGCATTGGTGGTTTTGAACAAGTGAGCAGCTGCGTCTTCCACCCTGTCCTCAACAATGCTTGGCATCTTTTTGGACTCTTTGTATGCGCCCATTAGCAGCTCTTGGTTCTGCCAGACAAAGTATCCAGCAAACGCAAACACCGCCATGAGTATCAGGGCAAACAACTTGAATGGGCTGTCAACATAGGACAGCACCTTGCTCAATATATCTGATGGTTTTTCGTCACTCATAGTCCAATCATTCCAAGTAGCTTATTTACAACCTTGTCGGCCAATTCATCAGGCAGGAATCGCAACAGACCAAGCACCCACCAAACCACGCATAGGCGCACGAAGATTTTGAGGAATTGGTCAAATTGCTTTTGGTACTCATTCATCGCCCACAGCGCGTCTTAGCGCACAATTCAGCAACCTCATTGATGCCCCAGCCAATAGCGCCAATAAGCATCACGATCACAACAATGGCGACTGCCCACTCTAGCTGCTCGGCCTCAGATTCTTTGCGCTTTTTTTCATCCGCTTTGGCTTGCCTGGCTAAATGAGCATCCTCGATGTCCATTTGCTGCTGGCGCTCTTTGATTTTCTGCCACACATCTGCTCGGCCTGTGGCCTGAAATAGCATCATCAACTCGGCCTCGAACCTTTTTGCCTCATCGAGCGCCATCTCGATTTGAAGGGCTGTTCCAAGGTTTGATTTGTTGCCAGAGCGCTTGGCTTCCACCATCGCTTTGGTGGCCACGCTCTTAGCGTCAAACATCTTGGCAATAGATGGTGCTAAACCAGCCAGATCATTTGCGACCTTGCTGGCTTTTTTGACTACGCTAATTGCGCTTTGTAGCCCTGCTAGGGCTGTAATGGGGTCGATCATTTTCGCTCTACCTTTTTCCACTCAAGGCATACTACTTTGCGATTAAAAACATCACCGGTCCAT